CGAAACGCCTCGGCAGAGACGTACCGAACGTCGTTAGTAGGGTTCTCCGAGCCCGGTGACGCGAGCGCCGGGAGCACGTCGGTTACGATCGTATGGTACTGAACGATCCGATAGAGCTTGTACAGCATTGGGACCAGCATGTGGTCCGTAATGTTCGAGACGATCTTGTGCAATCGCGAGCCTGCGGCCTGTATCTGAGCCTGGATTCCGCCAGCGGTACGGTTCGCGTTCGACGGGCGCATGACTCCCATGGTGGCGGAGTTGGTCCCGGTCCGGCGCTCGGCCAGGGACTCGATGTACTGGACGTCCTGAAAAACGTTCGTCAGGGCCATCTGCGGGCTCAACAGCGCGATATCCTTCGGGTCCGAGACCTGAAAGACAGCGCCCGGACGCCAGCGCTGCTGCGAAGGGGTAGTAATTACGCCCCGGCGCTGTGCCCGGGGAGGGTGGAGCGCGAGGTTGATCTCGTCCAGACGCCCGTTGATAAGGCCCTCGATGACACGCTGGTTGGATTCTTGAACGTCCGCGATACTCAGGCCGTACCAGCGGCCGAGAACGTTATAACAGGCGGCCGAGACGAACGGGATAAAACCGTACGGGTTCGTGCCGATGAACGCGACGTGCGCGCGCCCGAGGACCCAGATAATCCGCGAGCGCGAGTAGTATACCAGGACCTCGACCTTGTTCTCGGCCGGGTTAGGAGAGCTCGTGTCGTGCGTGTACGAGGTCACGCCCCGAAGGGCCTCCTGGATGTTCTTTGTAGTGTCCCCGATCGTCCAGGGGGTCGAAACCGAGAGCGTGTACAGGATCTCGTTCGGGGGAATGTTCATCCGCGGATCGTTCCGGAGCTCCGCTAGCTCGTCGACGGTCATCAGGCGGCGTCTGACGACGCTCCGGCACCCGTCGATCCAGGGGACCGGGCAGCCCGGGTCGATGTACATGTCCCGGAGATCGACCCATGAGACGGTCGGGCGTCTACGGATCTCGTCCCATTCGAGCGCGAGAACCCCGTTGCCGTAAAGTAAGACCGACTGGATTGCGAGCTCGATATCTGACCGGGCCGAGATCCCGTACGAGCCCGGGTCCTGTTCGAGATAAAACAACAGCGCGTCCCTGACGTCCCTGGCTGCCTGAGCGTCGGCCGCTGACTCGGGGACGACCTCGAACCAGACCGGGTCGTAGAAAAAGGCCTGAATGATTTTCGGGAACGCTGTCTCGACTTGGTCGAAGACGAACGGGATTCCTAACGAAGAGCGAGGAATGTTCGTGCCGTCCCAGACCGTCTTCGGACGCCAGCCGAAATAGAGCAGATCGGCTGTGTTCCAGCGCTTGTCGAAGTTGTTTACCCGGTACGACTCGTACTTCGACATCGTTTGAAGTACGAGCGAGAGGGCCGCGGCAGAGCTAAGCGGGTCGTCCGCTAAACGTAACGGCTCGCCTGGAGCGTGAAGATCAACAGTCTCTGTTTGCGGCAGATTTACAACGTTCGGCACGGGCTTCTCGTGTTTATTGTAACGCCCGCAAGGAACTACAGGCCCCCGGTCGAGCTAAGCCAGGGGTCTATTACGGTCTCGCCGGGCCCGAACGGGTCTTCGGAGAGAGGGTCCTCGATACCGAGGAATCTCTTTGTGCGCTCGTCACGGACGTGCTCGATCGTCGGTCTCGCGATCTCGCGCCCGAACCAGAGCTTGTTCTGAAACAGGTCCGAGAGACTGTCGAGAATGTCGTCGGTACGCGAGAGCGGGAACTGTTCGAGTTCCTTAAGCAAGTGCGACCAGACCCTGGCACGCTCGTGCTCGTCGTCGATGCCGAGGTCGTCGACGAATACCAGGTCGCCGGAGGTGTACCAGGGCTGGAGGGTATTTACGATCCGCTCGATTTTTGATGTCCGGGTATCGCGCTGGATCAGCTCGATGGTCGGGTAAAACCCGGTTAGGTCCATGTGACGCCGGAGCCCGGCCATGAGGCCTTTGACGAACGGGACCTTTTCCATCTTGATCGAATTGAGGTACTTACGGTACTTTGCGGCCGTCGTCAGAATGACCTCGATAAGCTTATCCGGCATGAACCTGCCGTGAACGATCTCTACGATGTAGCATTTGCCGTACCCGGACCAGGCACCGACGACGATAGAGGAGTAGTTTGCGTTCTGGCTGTCGGACTCGGCGGTATCGACTGCGATGTCGTAGTACGCGATACGGATCTTGCGCTCGAAGATATCGCGGGCAATCTTTACCGGGTACTTATCGTTTACCGGAAAGTACGCCGCGCCGGAGACCGCGGGGTTGTTAAGTTGTTGGCAAGCAAAGATATACGGGTTCTGGCGTTCGAGCTGTTCCAGGGCTTCGAGCGTGAACCTGGGGTTCCCGGAGGCGTCGTACGGCCACCAGGGGATACGCTTGCCGTTCTGGTCTAGCAGGAACGGTTTTTCGAGCTCGTCTGGAGTAAACTTCTGGCCGCCGGGGACGTTGCGTTTGAAACATGAACGAACGAAGAAGTTCCATGACCTCCGGTCCTCTGGTACGGACTTCCATTCGGTTTCTAGGATAACCCCGTAGACATCCGCAAAGTGGTACCGGGTCCCTTCGACATCGATCCAGTAGTTAGGCGACACGAGCAGGTTGTGCATCATGAAGAAGTTGTCCGCGATTACCCGGCACATGTTCGGGTCTTTGGCGTTCTTCTGCTCGACGATGTCGGAGAACTTGATGACATCGAAGTGGTACCCCGCGGACCCTGTCTCGATACCGACCGCCATGACCGTAGGCTCCTTGCGGGTGCAGGACTTCGGGCGTGCCTCGGTGGTAAATGCCGACTGGGTTCCCCAGTCGAAGATACGCTTTTGCGGGCAGTGCTCAGGGAATAACTGCCGGAACCTGGGGTTTCCCTGAAAGTGTCGCTTGATCTCGCCAAGGATCGCCTCGGCCTTGTCGGCCGTGCTCTGGACGATAAGGATCGCGCAGTCAGGGTAGTTTATGATCCACTGGATTACGTGCGCCTGCGCGTTGATCGTGGTTTTCAGGTGCCCGCGCGCGTCGAGGATTAGCAAGCGCCGCTTGCCCTCAAGCCTAGGCATGGGGACCAGCGGGGTGTAAACCCACTGGCCGTCAACGAACTTGTCGTGCTTCCAGCGAGTCTCGCGGTCCGGGGGCGAGGGGAATTTTTGCAAGCGATCCAGCAGCCCGCCATGGACCTCGCGCGAGACGTCCTTGTAGCCGAGGATCTCGTTGCAAAGAAACAGCAGATCGGTCCTGGCGCGCCAACGAGCGATGTTCAGTTTTTCTAGAACCGCTTGGTCTGGGCCGCGTTTCACTGGAGAGTGCGCGCAGACACGACAGTAATGGTTCTGGACGCGGTCTGGTTTACGTCAGCGCCCGCGCTGGTCATAGACCGTAACCGGAACCATCTCAGACCTCGCGTCAGGACCGGATCGATGACGACGTAAACGTTCGGGTCGACCGCTTGGGAAATAAAGCCGTACGTGCCTCCGTACGGGCTTCCCTTGACGTTGTAAAAGTTCGTTCCGTCCCGCGTGACCTGAAAACCGATTACGGCGCTATCCCAGGCCGAGGGCATGATCAGACCGATCGGGATCTCCCCGTGGTTCAGTTTAATGGCGCTGGACACGGCCTGCCCGGACGGGATGACGACGGTCTGAAAGTTTAAGGGGCCCATATGGGTTTTCTATTTCCGTTTTGATTCTACCATTCTGGTCTGTAGCCAGTCTTTCAGTAGATTGACAACCCTTCTGCCTTCCTTGTCGGTACGATCAAACAGGTGTTTGGCGAACTTCGGGTCCTTGTTTCCTACGCCGCCGGTACGAGAACCGGTCCAAATGATCGCCTGGAAATTGTTCGGGTCTTTTTTTCCTATAGCGTTTGCGGCCTCCCGGACGGCCTTGTCGAATCGACCGTATAAGTTAGACGACCCGATCCCCTCGACACGCCGTTCTCCGGTACCGACACGAAAGACGTGCCGGTCCGCAACGATCTGGGAGTTCCAACCGGGCGGGACCAGCTTGGCGATCTCTTCCGGTTTTCCGCCACCGGCGATGGTCCAAGCGAAATTACCGATCTTGGCGGACTGGATCGGGTCAAAGAGGTTTTCTAACGGCTCGCCCGCTAGGGCCAGGTATGCCCGTTTCATGCCCAGGTCACCGAAGCGGTTCAGGGCGAAAGGCGCGATTTCGTTATGATAGGCATTGATAGCCTTGTGGGCGTCCGCAATGTTTCTCAGCCAGCCCTGGCCGGGAGAGGTTGAGGCTATAACGGCAGCGAGCTGTCTTATGTCGTAGTTTCGATTGAATTCTCTTTTGGCGTACTCTCCCAATTGCTCGGCAATATCGCGCGCGAGCGGATAGAACTTGAGACCCTCGGCGACCTCTTCGGGAGACACTAGCATGCGGGCATTGATGTAATTATTGACCATGTCCTCATCGGTGATCGGGCCGCCGTGCTCTGAGAACATGGACGACAGGAGCTTGATCAAGCCGGTACTAGGTTCGCCGCTTGTCTTCTTCGGGCCGCGAGCAAGGGCGTTGAAGTCTTGTTCGGGAACGAGTTTTCTCGGGACCAATTGTTCCCGAATGAACTCTATGGCCTGTTCGTCGAGAAGCCTATTTTCCTCCGGGCTCGGGGCATGGCGTTTAGCCAGAAGGTCCGGGGCCCAGCGGTTATAGATCTCGGACAAGGTCCTAACGGCCCGCTTGACGGTCTTGCTCTGCTCGGCCTGCCTTACTTTTCTTGCCGCTTCGACTAGTCTCTTTACATTAGGCATGTCTCGTCGGTTTCATTTTAATTGGTCGACAACAGATGCGATTCGAACACGATCGCCATGTTGTCGATCTCGCCAGAAGACCAGTTTAAATTGCTGAACGGGCTCTTGGGAGCGATCGACTGATAAGACCGGTACCCTGTGGGGGAGCCTGTTCCCTGAGACCAGCTAGCACCAGGCATTGGGACAAAATTCGAGCCGTTGTAGACCTTGTGAATAATGGCCCTGGTCGTCGAATCGTTGACCTTGTACCGGCTGTTTATCGTGATGCCGCGAATGTTTGTCATGCCGCCGGTATCGGCGGTGTCGGCGATCACATAGTTGGTTCCGAGTATTTGATCTGTCGTATAGCTCGAATCGTCGTCGGCTGTTGTGACCGCGGTGTAGCTGGCGTTGTTGAAACCATGAGAGCCCGCGCGGAAGCCGTTGACATCAAGCTTGTGTATTTCGAAGTCCGGGATAGAACTGTTCCATGTATCTTCTGTGTTATCCGCAACGAACAGATCGTCCAGGTGGTACACAATCGGCCCGGGAACGAACCGAATGTCCTTGATTGCGGAATCGTTTCCGTATTTGGTGTCTCCGACTTGGGATAAAATCACGGAGAGAGAGCCGTTTAGAACATTTACGGAGCCAGAGTCGGAAAAGTAAATTACGAGCGAAAGCCAAACCCAATTATTAAGAGGAAAGACTCCGGAAGCGCTCGCAATGCCATTATCAGCAAAAACAACATCCAGGTCAGAACCGTCCGAGCCCGCAAACTTAAGTTCAAGGTGAGAATTCACTCCGTTGGACGAGACAAGCTTTAAAAACGATGGGTTCGCTGAAGAATCGTTTGTGCGCTTAATTGCGAACGCGATAAAGATTGTTCCAGCGATCCCAGAGGACGAGACGAGCCTGAACTGGGCCGAGCCGGGCGCTATTACTAAAGCGTTTGAGCCGTGCCGCCCGCTAGTTACAGAAAAGTTCGCTGTATTCGAGGGGTCCAGGGAGAAAATGTTGTAAGTGTAGCTCTTACCAGTGTGGACAGTGGTGCCGTTAACGAAATCGTCGAACCCCTCGGCGACGTAAAGCACGGGC